AAGGTTATCTCTGCTTGCGGAAAGACTGATTACACATATTATCCGTTAGAAGCATGGAGACTTATTCCAAAAGAACACGTAAGAAGTAAATTCCATTACTATCAAAGATTTGGAAACAAAATATATGTTAACAAACTTGTTAATAGCTTGAGATTTATTGGTATTCCAGAAACAACAGACGGACTTATTATTAAAAAAACACTACCGGTTATTAGCGGAAGCGTTAAAGCTGGTGTAACATATATGGTTAAGGGTGGTAGCGGAAGTTTAACGTATAATGGTATAATTTATTTACCTACAAATACATTTGTTGGCGTTACAGGAATTTCAACATTTACCGCTAGTGGTACCTGTCAATTGTTTTACAATAATTTTGAGGTAGCTATGACTGAAAATGACCCATACCCGGTATCGGCACATTTAGCTAGACAAATAGTAATATCTATACTAACTACTGAATTACAATTAGAAAGACAGCAGGTTGCGGATGTAGTTAACGATTCGGCGGATGACGCATTGAAAAGATAATGAAAAAGATTCCAAAGTGTAAAACAGGAACATGGTACACACCAAGAGTTCATGCTAGTATAAGGAGAGTGTTTAAGAAGAAATTTAAAGAAAGAATATCAACTCCTGAGATTAATAGTATTTGGACAAGTTATTTAGAGGAAGAGATAATAAACAATTTACAGATAGGTGCTATTGTAAATATAGATAAGAAAACTAAAATTTGGGTAAAAGCTATTCCTGTTACAGAGCATAAAAGAGCAATGGCCTTATTAAGCAAGGGTTTAATGTATGTTGGAAAAAGAATTAAGGAGGCGGATATAAGTTTTGATAGTTCTCAGTATATTTACAAGATAATGTTGGAATCAGAAAGATTTAATGGTGGAACACAATTGTTTTTTAAGCCACATAAAAACTTAAGTAATTCAGTTAATGAAGGTATTAAAAAAGGAAAATTAATAACACGCACGCAATGTCAATAAATAAACTCATATCAATAAAGAATCCAATCATAAATGCAATGGATTTGTTAGGTTTAGACCATACAAACCACTTGCCGTTATTTATGACGTGGGCATATCAGGCAGAAACTGAAATAGGAAGTTATTACCAATTTGAAAGACAATGGGCTGTTTTGGATGTTTGCGGATGTTCGGCTCAATTGCCTGATAATTGTGTAAAAGTAGAAGGAGCTATCATAGGAAGTCATGATACAAACTGTGGAAGTATATTCTCTAAAGTATTTAGTAATCCAATAGTTAATTTGGCTCAAAATTCATCTACTACATTTTTAGTTGTTGATGCCGGCGGACTTGAAGAAACTAGCGCTTGCGGAATAATTCCTTATAGCTATCAGAATAATAAAATAATATTTGACGTTGAAGCTAAAAACGATAAAGTCACTATTCAATATCTAGGATATAGTGTAGATTGTGATGGGTTTATGCAAATAAGCGAGAATCATATAGAGGCTATTGCGCACCATATACTTTACAAATGGTATATGAGAAAGAGAAATAAAACAAACGGAGATAGAGCTGATATGCAATGGAATTTCAGAGAATGGGATAGGCTTTGCGCTCACTCTAGGGCTTTAGATTCTCAGTTAACAGAAACAGAAAGAGAAGAAATTGCAAGATTGTACCACGATCCATACTCTGGGCGTGGATTATATGTAGGAATGAACACAAACAACACTTATGGCAGATTCGGTTATTAGTACATTTGATAAAGGGCTTCATCAAGATAGCGCCTTTATTTTACAGCCAGACGGCACATATCGTAATGCTAAGAACGGCATGCTTATATCTAATGATGGAAATCATTATACATTAGAGATGTCTAATGGCAATAGGGTATTGTTAGAATTGCCGCAAAGGTTTTTAGCTGCAAATAATGCCGGCGGAACATTAAGAGATACTATTCCAGCTCCTATAGGATTTTCTTCTTTTATAGACAAACTAGTAGTATTCTTTACTAATGAAGATACTATTGGGGTTGGATATGGAGAAATAGGATTAATATCTTTTACTAGAGCGTTAACCGATTTTCAAGCAACGTATACCCCATATTATTATCACCAAGGGCTTAATTTTACTAAATTTCATAGAATAGAATCATTTTCTTTTGCTGAAAACGATGAGATACAGAGAACATATTGGACTGATTATAATAACGAACCTAGAGTTTTTGACTTTGGTAATCCTATTTTTACTACATATTTTTCATCAGGAACATTAGTTACGGGTAAGAAATACATGGTATTAGGTGGAGTTATATTACACAATGGATTTAGATATGGACCAAGCGATGGAACGAATATTCCTACCGCTCCTAACTATGTTAATGATAATATATTTACGGCTGCAAACGCAAACTTTACAGTAGTATCAGGAACTCCATTAGTTATTGAATATTATCCATTAGAATTATTAGACTGGAAACCTAATAGGTTGTTAGGAGAAATGAAGTTTGATAGATATGAAACTGGTAATGTTCGTTGTGGTAACAAGATGTATTTTTACAGGCTTATATCTAATAGTGGTGGAATAGCTACTAATTGGAGTTATGGTAGCGATATAGTCCCTGTAATAACAAATAATAATTTATCGGCCTCTGTAGCGCAAGGAAACAATTATCATAATCTTGCCGGAAACGGAACAGATACAACTATTACAGATAGTGGAAAATCAGTTATTATAGATGTTTATGACATTGATACTGCTTTTGATGTTATAGAATTGGCGTGTGCTGAATTTGACCAAAAAACAGATATTATTTATTCTTTAAGTATAGTTGACAGAAGAACTATTAGTGGAGATAGTATCGAAATGGAACATACCGGAAGCGTTAGCTATGGCACATTATTAGATACAGATATTACATTGTTTCCCGCAAGTGTTTTAAAGATTAAAACATTAGCTACTAATAAGAATTATAATATCATTGGTAATATAACAGAAAGAGAAGAACTAGATATAGATGTTAGCGCTGCTACATTAGATAGTTTCGAATATCCTTTAATCGCACATGGAGATTTAGATTTATGTATTAACAATTTGACATACGATCCATTGGCTCCTGCTTTAGGGGCAAATCCGGGAGCTGGAGATATATTGCCGTGGAGTAGATATTTAGTTACGTTTGGTAATTTAACAACAGATACTGTAGAATATCCTCCAGGAAGTGGGGATTATTATATTACTGGAGAAGTTGTGACTGGAGTTGTTGGAGCGCCATCAATCGCATTTGTTGGGTCTCCTACTGTAAGACCTTGCGTTACGAGAAATAGATATACGGTAACTAATCCTTTATCTGCCGATGTTGGTAAAAGAAGGGAAGATGCTACTGAAATAAAAACTGTTTCATGGGATTATAAAGATCCTGCTGTTGCTGCTAATGCAAGAGGATATTGGAGTAATGAGAAGTATAGATTAGCATTTGTTGGTTATGATAAAAAAGGGCAACCTTTTTATGCAAGATGGCTTGGAGATATAATTATGCCAGACATAGACTCAAAGGGTGGATTAATACTTAAAGATGCTTGTACAACTGGATTAAATTTATTTTCATATTCGCTTAATCCATCTGGAATAAATGTATCTAATTTGCTAATACCATCTGCTATAATGGATCGGTTGAGTGGGTTTAGTATAATGAGAGCGGAAAGAGATGTTAGGATAGTTACACAAGGTTTATTATTGCCATGTATGACGCCATCAGGTTTTTATTACCCGGCTTGTAATTATTTATCTACAGATAATAGATTTCCTTTATCCGCTGATGATTACGCTTTCTTAATATGCCCAGACTTATTAGTTAATAGTAGCTTTAAGGCTCCTGTTAATGTGAGTGGAGATAAAGTAGAAGCCGCTGAATGGCTTGATCCTTACGATTATACTGGAGGTGGGTATTACTTAAGAGCTGATTTAGATACTAACACTACAGTAAGTAAATTATTTACTCACGTTGCTAAGGACTCTACTATTGGAGTTTCTAGGGATTTAGTAACAATAGATGGTGCCTATATACAGGAGTTTAATGAAGGTGAGGTAAAGCCATTAGCTGGTATAGGATTTCATAATAACACTTATGGTAGTATCGCTGGTGCGCTTACAGAGCAGTCTACTTGTGCTAGTGGAATAGATGGTAGAGTAACCAAAACAGGTGCTACTGGATGTAAAAAGAACTTAGTTAAATTTACTATGTTTACATCTTATGGTCCTGGTGCCGGAGCTTATACAGCTAATTTAGTCACTCCTGTACCAACAAAATTATTGGTTAATTACGTTAAGAATATTAATCCGTCTAGTCAATATGGCGGTCTTAGTCCAGATTCTTTAGCTAATACACTATATATTTCTACAGGGCATTACCAGCCAATAACGGCACAAGTTAAAACTGATACTGATTTAGGAACAGGTGTTCATAAATTTGATAATATTGAGGTATTTGGCGGTGATTGCTATACAAATTTAATAGATATAACTTACGCTATTTATGGATTTACAACTCCAAATCCTCCGGTCGGAACAATAGATAATTATAATTCACATACAATGTATTTTCCATGTGAGTGTAATTCAAATTATTATTTAAGAAGAGGAAGAACACCATCTAGGCAAGGAGCTTCTCCGGCGGCAGCATATACTGATGGAGTAAATTTTGATACCCCTAGATTAGAAGATTTCTCTTATAACAAAGGGTATAGTAGTGATGGAGAACAGTTTACTTATTCTGCATTACCTGCATTTAATAGATTTACTGAAAATTTCAGATATACGTTAAGGTGGGCCGGGTTAAAAATACCAGGAGAATTAATTGATTCGTTTAGAACATTTAGGATAGCTGATACTAGAAACTTAGATGCTAATAGTGGACAAGTAAATAACTTAAAAGTTAAAGATGGAAATTTATTCTATTGGCAAGATCATGCCGTTGGTTATACGCCAATATTAGAACGTCAATTAGTTGGCGGTTCTGCTTTAGGAACGGCTACCGCGTTAGGCGTAACTGGAGTTATTGATAGATATGATGTTATTGATACGTATTTTGGAAATCAACATCAGTTTAGTTTAACGGAGACAGAGTTTGGGTTTGCGTGGTTTGACATGCGAAAACGAGCATTGTTGACTATGGTTGGAAATAACCCAACTGAAATATCATTAACTAAAGGACTACAAGTGTTTTTCAATAATGAGTTTAATGAGGGGGCTACACCATATATTTACGGAATATACAATACAAATGATTCGTATAAGCCAGAAATACCTTTATTGGGATTTGGTATAACATCTGTTTATGACCCGAAGTTTAAAATGACGTATATTACATTTAAGTTTCAGAAAAACAATGTTGGTAGGGAAGGAGAGGTTTATCAAAAAGAAAGTAAAGACTTTACGGTTGGGTATAATCATGTGTTAAATGCTATTGTTGGTTTTTATGATCATAGCCCAGCGATTTGGCATAATCACAATGACTTATTGTTAAGTGCAAACAATCCAAAGTTTACAAGGTTCTTTGGCGTTGGAATGCAGCCACCAGTAAGTTTTGAAATCGGTGATGTTGTTGCGGTTGTTGATGAGGAGTATGTTTGTATTCAAGAGATAACTTATAGCGTTGCGTTTGGTTCTATTCCTGCGGCTCAAAAACCCGAATATGTCGGTAGTGTTTATTGGAAAAAAATAAATAAACAAAATGAGATTTATCTACAAACATTCGGGGCTGATATATGTAAGTTTTACGGAAAGGTATTTAATCATGAATTAGAGGTTATTGTCAATCCTAAAACTGATATAGCTAAAACGCTTCAAAATATACAGATGAAAGCTGTAGGACCTAACTTTACTGATATTTATTATGGTACAGATACTCAATCTGCTCAGGACGTAAACATTACTTCTACTAATAGAAATTATAAGTATACACAGGGAGCGTGGTTTAGTAGTGCGCCGATACCTTCAAGAAACGGCAAATTGACTGATTATTATTTTAAGATAAAGTTTGTGTTTAAGAATTATGTAACAGACCCAACAGTTTCTAAAAATGTTCAGAAAATATCTCAATGGTTAAAGTCTATGTTTGCTACAAA